GTCTCCCTGCGCTCTCAAAAAAGCGGGGGGTCATACGATCGCGCTTACCACTATTGCAGGGATTACAAGCTGCGACCATATTCTGCGCTTCATCCGTGCCACCTTTGCTAATTGGAATGACGTGATCAACTGTAGTCGCTTCTTGTCCGCAATAGTGACAAGTCCAATAGTCGCGGTCTAATACTTCTTTGCGCACTCGTTGATAGTATGCAGACTGATAGCGCTTATGTCCCATCAATGCCAGCCCTTACGATCGAAGTGATCTAAAGCTTTACAAGCATCGCCGTAACGATGATGAATGTATTTAATCGAAGCCTCTATCTGTCCCTTAGGGCTTAAGTCTCTATACCAAGTAGATCGCATCTGGCCCAGCCCATAGTGAGAACCATTCCTTGCCTTCGGATTCCACCTTGATTCATAATGAATTAACCAATTAAAACACTGAAACTCTTTCCAACTCATTTGATTGTATGCATACAACTTGAGATTCATATCTGCTTTTGATGGCGTTGTATTTATAATTGTAAGAACGGCAGCTATAAGGGTCAGAGTCATCAGACGAAAGACAAAGGGCTGCCCTAAGCGCTCTGCGACGGGCTGCCTTCGGGCCCCGCCTCGCAGGGAGTCTATCATCGTTGTCAAGTAGGTTCTCATAAGTGCAGGTCAAAGCCTTTCTATTCGAGTTCCAATACTTTTCTCACATCAATCTCTTGACTTCCATTTAATCCAATTATGGCTTCTCTTAGCTTCTCACGTCCATCTCCGTGAAACTTCGTCATTAAGAATGGCTCTGACTGGCTACCTTCCAACCACTCAACCGGCTCACCATTGGGATCAATAACTAAATCATCAACGTAATTGAATTTATCCAATATTGCATCAACTGACGATTCTCTTACCGATTCAACTATTTCACTAGGCACATTGGCTTTGACCCAATCAATAAACTTTTTATCCGACTTAACAACCCACTTGAACTTTGGTTTAGTGGTTGTTATGTAGGCAACTACCTCATCACCCAATTCAGCCTTTACTCGATCAGCTCCGAGGCTATCCATCTCGGCTTTTAATTCAGCTCGTAACTCATCTTTCAAGCGTTTTGCTTGGTCTGCCAGCAGGCTAATCGCCGCTAGTTTTAGACTTAGATCCTTGATTGTCATTTCGCTCCCTTTTCTTTGCTCTATTTAATCTGATTTCTAACGATGCCAGATTTACACCCATATCTCGGGCGATGAACTCTTTATCGAAGCCCCACTCCAGCATTTGCCGGATATATGCAATGGAGTGGCCGCTTCGCCTTACTTTGTCTTGCTCGCCCATCCATCTCCCTTAAAATGAGTTGGAATGACTGTAAATATCTTGCGTAGAGGATAACTGCACCAGCAGCTCATTGATTGACCGGCCGATTCGATTGTTAGTGTGATTTCTATCTGCTCTTCGCATCGATCACAGTAATAATCATATGTCGGCATCGATAAACCTTTCTAATGTTGCGTTGCCATTCCAGTAGCGTTCTTTGATGCGCTCCTGCCCATTGGCTATTTTACAGATACGGCATTTAGCTGCCTTCATCTTGTAATTACCGCATTGGTCGCACCGGTCAATTTCATCCTCTCGACTAATTACTCGGTCAATTGGATCAAATAGGCGCTGCTCAAAGCAATTTTGACACTCCATCAGCCAGACCATTTCGCCAGGTTCAATCTCGGACTCGTAAGCGGTAATCCCTCGATGGGGAGTCACTTTCTTACAAGGGCCACACTTGAAAGGATGCATTTCGTTAATCACCGCTGAAACGCCCACTTACCATCTGATCCAATTTTCATCCATCGAGCTGAATGGCCGGATTTTGGAACTGGACAGACCCATCCTCGATATTCTTTGCCTTCCTTTGTGCCTTGCTTGAGAATCATCGGGCCGCAACCTTGTGCGCACAATGGAATCTCATCGATTATCTCAGCACCAAATTCTTTAGCCATATCACTGACATCCCAGACGATTGGCTCGGGATCATTGGGCCGTTGTTCTTTTATGAATTCAGCCAATTCTGGCTTTGTTGTCTGAATTGGTTTCTTTGGAGCAACAGTTGGCTTTGCAAAGTAGCCAGCGAGGTTAAGAGCTCGACCAAGAGCACCTGTTTCCGCAAGTTCCAAACTATATTGTTTAGACTTCGACTCTGACGATAATCCGGTTGTCCAAGCCGCAGGATCAGCCTCAGTCCTAAACAACTCGCATTTAACAATATAGACATCACAAGCACTTGTAAGCGATTCTTCAAGGACGTGGGTCTTAATTCGGTAATCCGGATACGCATTAATAAACTCCTTTAAGCGGTCTTGCACACTTACATAATCATCAAGGTAATTCGACATTTAATTTCTCGCTCCCTGCGAACTGTTCGATCGCATAATCTAATTGTTCTTTTAACGACCAGAATGTTCCATCCGGCCAGTTCTGCACCTCATTGGCGCAAGGTTGGCAATAGAACCGCACCTGCGCCCTTCGGATAGGTGTTTCAGATTGGACTTTCCATACTGCTGGACTTTGTGCCAATGGATGCCAAGATCCATCTTTTAATTGGCCCCATCTACTTTTACAAATGTCACACCATTGTCTTGGATTAGAGTTGCGAGTCAGACTCAACGTCGTCCCAATCTTCTGGTGTAGAAAATCTGCATCGACCCAAGATAGCGGCGTATCCAATGAGATCGAGATACGAATCTTCGCGCTCTGGACTTTCCACCATTCTGCTGAGTTTGGTCGCGATAAAGATAAGCGCCACGTCAGCTGGGTCTCTGAGCTGAATACCGAGCAGCTTTGCGATTTTGTAAATGCGTAAAAGATTGTGCCTCGGGTCGCCATATTCCATCCCTCGGTCTTCAAGGGTGTCACCAGCGTCCGAGACCCAGTCACTTAACGATCTCTCTGACATTGATACTCGCTCTCCCTCGTTTATAGCCTTCGTTAAAAGCTTTGGCTTTGATGCTGATATATGTCCGGTAAATGATCCAGACACTTGAGCAATATGCGGCCCAGATAATTGCATCAGAATATCTATTCCACATCTGCACTCACCCCAAATCTATCTAGCCAATATGCGGATATTTCTTCGCGACTTAAACGACCGCGAGCAGACTTGCGTCCAAGCGACTCAATTGCGTATCTACGGATTATCTGGCCTTTAACGTAATTAGCGCCATCAGACCAAGCACCCGAAGTCGAATCAAATCGAATTACTTTCGGATTATTTATCACTTACTCTCCCTTCTAAACCCTAGAAAATGGATTTAGTGGGATAAATGTATTTAGATAAATCTATTTAGACAAATAGGAGCTCGGCGTGGCGAATATCTAAGAAGGCGCATAGTTTTTCAATAGTGCCTCTATTGGCAAAATCGGTCTTGTCCGGCAATGGCCTTAAAACCCATTCTACGGCCTCTATAGCCCCTAAATCGAACTGATAGACCCCTTGTGGGGTTGAGTTGATATAAAGCGTCCTAGCGCCCGTTCTAGCCCTTATATCGGCCAAATAGTCCCACTTCCGCTTCTCAATCAGCAATGTCGGGTAATGGGTGCGGCGACACTTGAGTTCGATGTATGCGTCGTGGGTGATGCCGTCGTGCTTGTCGGTCGGTGAAACTGGCGTCAGGTCTGGATAAACGGCCTTTAACGCCTCGAATAATTCGACCTCGCGAAGATAAATTAGTCGTCATCCTCATCGAAATCATCAAGCGGATTCTTGATGGGGTCTTTCGGATCAACTATCCAATCGGGATATGAGCTGCGATCCATTGCGAAAGCAAGAGCTGAACCTTCGTCCATACCGGCTCGACGGCAAGCGTCATACACTTCTTTGGCAGCAATAGCCCAAAAATCCAGTTTTGTAAGGATTGGCTCTTTCGTCGTCTTCCGACGTTTAGCCACCTTCTTCACCGGCTTCTTAGCGCGCTTTGTTGCCACCCTTTGCCACCTTTCGACTGAGGGCCAATTCTAACTGACTCTCCATCTTGTCGAGGCGCGACACAATCGGAATGTTTTCAAGTTTTATGATGTAACGAAGGCCAGCAATAAGCAAGGCAATTGATCCGAGAACTGAGGCAACGAATCCAGCGATTGAATTGATGTCCATTACCGGACTTTGCCGTATCGCTCGTAGTTGGGGTTGAGCCAGTTAATCACGGAAGGCAACACACTCACAAGTGCCGCATTGAGAATGTAATCGGGTTGAAGACCGACCGAGAGGTATGTTGATAGAGCCGTCGCGAGGAAAGTCTTCGCCCACGTTTCCGCCATCTTTTTCAATTCGTTCATTATTGTCCCCTTCTAGGTTAAACCAAGATCCGTCTTTATCTCCCAAAGTCGTAAAGCTGATATGAAAGTGATGCCGGTGAGGATTAATCCCTTTGTATTTGCGCCATTTCCAATTCAGAATTGGCGATGAGATACGGCCATCAAAGATTAAATACTTAATACGTTTATCGCCTCGCTTGGCGCATTTGCGGATTTTCTCGACTAGCGCGTGAGCTTCTTCCGGATGACTTCCCAAGTCGCTCGTAATATCGAGACCCCTAACGATTCCGTTTTCATCAGGGTTATGATCCGATTTACGAGCCGAATGTCTTGAGTCGCCGATCCAGCCGTCACTTTTACGCGATCTTTCGATGTAAAGGTCATCTATCTGCTCCCTTAATTGCTGACCGGCTTTGCATAATTTGGGCATAATCTTGAAAATTGTGCTACAGACCAAGCGCTTTTAAGTCGTCAGCAGTAAGTCCTAGCGCTGCCAACTTTGCTTCAGCTTCTGCTTTCTTCCTTGCTGCTTCTGCTTCTTGTTGTGCTTTCCAAGCATCTACTTTAGCAAAACCATCCAAAAATTCTTTTTCACTTAAACCAATTTCTTTAATCCAAGTGATGTCCGAATAATTATCACCATTGATAACCCATTCTATGTTGGGACATAGCATCGTTAAAACTTCATAACCTTTTGCCATTATGCACCAATTTCTAGTAATACGATACTTGATGTTGAATTATCTGTTTCTTGATTCTGCACTCGGGTTCCAGCGACATTATTATTGGAATTAAATTGACATTTATAAGTAGTTGCAGAAGTTGTTGCTGGCGAATCCAAATATGCCGTGCTTACTGTGCCGATATTGTTTGTTGCCGTCGAAGCAGTTTTACCGGCTCCGCCTGACATTTGCACAATGGTCGTTGCCCCTCGAAGCAATCTAATGTTGCAGGTTGTGTTACCCGTGTCTTTAGCGACTCCAGCGATGGTTGCTAATACTAGAATTTTGCTTGTGCTGGCCGAAGGAGTAATAGTTGCCGTTAATCCAGTATCAGCGTAAGTCGAGCTGCTACTTGTTGTTTCAGTTGAATATGTTGCTGCAACAACTTGTAAAACTTTTCCACCGCCACTAGGCGTAGCCCATTTTAATCCTGTTGCCGTTGTTGAATCGGCGGTTAAAACTTGTCCATTAGTTCCAACTGCTAAACGCGAAAATGTATCGGCTCCAGTTCCGCCAATTAAATCTCCTTTAGCATCAAACGCAGTAGCGACGGTATTGGTGACGACTGGTATTGGGCCAGTTCCAGAAGCTACTGAAATACCAGTTCCAGCTTGAACTTCGGTTATATCGCCTTGATCGTTTGCAATCCAAGTAAAATCCATATCCGTATTGGATGCTTTAGATAAAATTTGTCCGGTTGTGCCACCTTTCAAATCAACCATCGATGTATCGATGCCGTTACCCAATGTGCGAATGGCTAATGCGCCATCCTTCACAAGATCCGTGTCAGCCGGAGTCGTCCAGCCGAAGTTAGTTGTTGTTGGCATTAACTAATCACTCCAATCGCGTCCTGCCATTCTAAGGTGTTAAGGATACTATTCCAGCTTTCTGCCGCATTGACTTGATCCCAAGTTTGAGCGACTGCCGAGAATTCTGTTGGTGAGGCCGTAAAAGTCAGATTTAGGCCATTTTGAGTGCTGGTCCAAGTCCAGCCTTCGATGTAGCCAGTAAATTCGCCGCCATAGATATTGATAGGCAAATTGGTAATTTTGACTGGTTGGCCCATAAATATATTTAATAGAGCATCTCGATTAGAATTTCCAATTTCTGGATTTTGTAGCGGATAAGTGATGGAGTCAAAATAGGCTCGAGGATAGGCTCGCAAAGCAACCTGCCGATTGGCAACGTTTTGAGCATCGGTAGCGTCGTGAATATAGGAATTCTCTTGAACTTGGTAAAGACCATAAAGGTCAATTGAATCTTGATCCGTAGCAGATTTGGAACTATTGAAATTGTTGCCATAGTTGATTTGGTATTTATTGACGATTTTGCCAGAACGCACTGATTGGCGAATTCCTTGAGCGAAGGCTTCGCGTCCATCTAATTCGGTATACCCGTTGGCTAGAAGGTAATTTTGACGATGAGCTGCGTCGGCATACCCAATTTCGCCGTTGGCATTTTCATAAATATAGCCAAGAGCTGAATTGGCAATTTGAGTAACGATTGAATAATAATCAATTGGATCAGCCGAGCGTTGTTCCATTTTGTATTGGCCCGGCCTATCGATGTCCCCAAGACCAACATCTCCAGCATTTATCCATTGAGTCGTTGGATCATAAGAAGACCATTGAGCGGCAGGTGATACTTCATTCCAAGAGGCCAATAAAAGGTCGCTTAAAATTGTATAAATTTGATCGCCGTCGTCGTCTTGAGCTAATGAAGTCGTCCATACGGCCTTATAAAGTTTTGATAAAGCGCCAAGAGCAATAATTTGGATTTGAGTCACATAATTGGCTTCGCCAGCGGATCTTATGCTCGTCGTTATGTCGGATAGTCTGCCGCCGAAAATTGACACCCAGTTTCCGGAACTATCTTTTACTTCAATTGTGACGCCAGTATTGACTGTCCAAGTATAGGTTGTGTTGGAAGTATTAACTAGCGTTAAGTTGCAATAACCAGCTTGTGCTTGAGTATTGATGTCAGTTCGGCCACTTGTTATGGTAAAACCAACCAACGTCAAATCGGTTGCGTTTGTGCCGTTAATTAAAACTCGATATTGAGGCGTCCAAACTGTCATAACAGATTAAAGGCGATTGACCCACCGCCGCCAGTTCCTCGAGCGCTTGCTGTGTTCAGCGCTGAAACGACTGCTCGACTGAATCCTTCTTCATCGATGGCGCTTGGCGCATTGACGTTAATGGTTACGCCGGATGCAGCTGCGATTCCAGCCAAAGTCGTCGTATTAACGCCGGATTGGGCAAAAGTCGGCATTGAGATTGCGGTGGTTGATCCGACCGGAACGCTTGGCGCTGACGCCACAACTTTAGGCGCAGTCGTAACTGGCGCTGGAACCGACGTCTTGGGGCTGACTGGCGCAGCATTAGCAGATCCGCTTGATGGTGGAATGATTGATGCGCCACCAAAAGGAAGACTGGCCGTTGGAACACTTCCGGTCATTGTTGGTGATGATGTGGCGATATTTGGAATGGTCGAGATATTAGGAAGAATTGGGATTGCGTTATAGGCGCGAATGATTTTATTGACCGCATCAATGACGTCATTAGCCAATTCTTTGACTTTGCTGGTGACTGTCCCGATGATGTTAATGATTCCAGCGATTGTTGCGCCAACGGATTTGATAGCGCCAACCAAAGCAGTCTCGAAAATAGGCACTAAATATGTTTTGATAAAAGACCATAAATCGCGTAACGCGGCTTCATTATTCTTAAAAGCCTCAACGATTGGATCGATGGCTGCTCTCTTTGCTTCTTGGAATTTAGGTATTAAGACATTAACTACATAATCCAAAAGTCTCTGAATGATTGGCAACAATTGGGCGCCAATTGCTTCTTTAGCTTCATCAAAGCCGACTTTTAATCTGGCAATTTGACCCTCAAAGGTATTGGCTTGCGCGGCGGCTGCTCCGCCAAAAGTTTGACCTAATTGGGTTACTGCACCCTCAAGACCCATTGTTTTAATTTCGGCAGCGGATAAACCAATTCCTAAACGAGCGAGAGACGCGGTATTGCCTTCATAGGCTTTACCTAAGGCGTTAGATACTGTCTCAACGTCTTTGCCAGTTGCCGCTGAAATGTCAAGGGCAAGAGTGAGAAGTTTTTGTGACTGCTCGACTGATCCGGTTGCAGTTGCGAGTCTTTGCAGAGCCGGACGAAGTTTGTCATCTGCGACACCGGTGGCGAGTGCGGTTTTACTAATCTGATCCTCAACGGCCTTAATTTGAGCCTCAGTTGCCCCTGTAACGTTCTCTAAAGCAAGCGCTAGGCGCTTTTGAGCAGCTTCATCTTCTATGGCCGCTTTGACGCCTTCAATGGCTAATTTGCCCGCATAGGCAGCAGCCGCAGCAGCGGCAGCAGCAAAAGCCGCCGCAGCGACCTTGCCAAATTTTTCCAACTTACCGCCGAAGGTTTCGACTTCATTAGAGCCAATATCTAATTTCTTTTTAAGGTCATCTACGTCTGCGAGAATTGATAACTTAAGGGTTCTACTTCCGGCCATTAGTCGTCCCACTTTCCAAGAATCTTAGAAAACGCATCTTCCCACTTTGCAATTAATTGAGGCTGAATTTTGCGAAGTGCCGGATAGATGAAATAGCCAGAATTTCCTCTGCCTTGTCTTGGGGTGCGTCGTGGGAATTGACGATAACGATTAGATCCGAATTCATAACCTGCCCAGAGGTCTTTAGTTGATCCCCCACCAGAAAAGCGCTGACTCGCGAATCCATAAGAGAGCTCGCCAATCTTCGAGGTTTTGGAAACTTTAACGCCACTTGTAATGCGATCGACAACGGCTTGTCCAAAGGTTCTTGTGATGCCGTAGGCCTTAACCTCGTTGGCGGCATATTGAGCAAGCGCAAAACTTTCGCGTTTAGCCGCATCAACAGCTTCATCATCCATCGCTTTGAACGCGGCAATGATTGAACGAAGTTCGCGCTTGTCATAGCTGATTGGTTCATCTGCCACGTCCGTTGCGCTCCTTCAATATGTCAATTGCCGTTAATACTTGCTCGATGTCCGTCCATTCGCTCATCGGAATTCCTGTCGCGATTGCGACTTCAATGAGAAGCCGATTTACGCTTCCGGACTCGTAGCTTTTGGGCTTTCATCCCCAATCAACATTTCATCAATTGAGAGTTCCCAAATTTCTTGCGACTTTGTGGGTTTTCCAGCTGCTTCTCGCTTGTAAGCGTAATAAGCAAGATCTAGAAAATCGGCTTGCTGGTATGCCGAAATATCCTTCATTGAATAAATCGACTTGCCAGTTTTGCGTTCCCACTTAGCCCATTCAGGTAAGCCGGCCACATAAGTAACCGACTCACCTGTTATGTATTTAATTGTTATTGATAACTTCATCTCCCGATGCTCCGATCTATTAGCTGAAGGTCTCTGTTACTGCGCCCTTCGATACCTTGAAGGTGAAGGATACTGTTTGCGCATCAATTCCCGATCCACCAGCTGTTGGGAATTCTGGAAGGATTGGAAAAACAAATTGAGCGCCGGTTGCGGCGGTTAATGTAACGCTGATGTCTGTATCTGGTGCTGATTCTGCAGCTGCCCAAAGTGCTTCGCATACTGAGTTAGCTTTGCCCCAGTCTGCGAGCATATCTAACTGGAATGTGCCTTCGATATTGACTGTCTTGTAAGCCTCGCCGTCGAGAGTTTGATAGGTCTCGCGGACATTGGTCTTAGTCAAAACTGCGTTTGTCGCTTGGGCTTCGATATCTGTTCCACCTGTGAAAGATAGCGAAATGTCGCGACCGGTGATGACTGTGGTTGCCACTTTTTCTCCTTAGTTGGTCTGTGTGTAATAGGTGGAAACGCGAATATCAGCGACCAATAAATTGACCGCTCCCACTTGCGTAACCGATGGCCGTTCTACTGGGCCGACTGTGTAGCCGTCCGGAATTACTGCCAAAACTGAAAATATCAGCTGCTCAAGATTGTCAAGAGAAGCTGGATTGGAAAGATAAGCAACTCCGCAAGTAATCGTCATATTAATCTTGGCGTGAATTGTTGAGTCGTTGATTGTGTTTAATTCTAAATAAGGTGAATCTGGAACAAGAATAACCGCTGGAACTTGCACAGCTTCGGGAACGTATGAATAAACGTTAGCCGAAACGGAGGCGAGTGCAGTAGCCAGCGGTGTCCGGATAGACGATAAAACTGTCGAGGCAGGCATTAACCCACCATCGCATCGGTATCAAGATAGGGACCAAGTAGGCCAGTTACCTTTGCCAATAAATTCTTAGAAAGTCTGTAAGGTGTGACTGCAAAATCTATTCCTTCAATGGATCCACCGGCAGCGGTTCTGGCTTGGAAGATTTCGACAGAAATAGCCAAAACTGCAGCTTCGACGTTAGCATTTCCGACATAGGTTGATGCGCCAGAGAGCGCAGCGTTTCCGGCTGGGATAATGTTCTTTTCCAGTATGTCAGCATTTGTGATGGCGGCGGTAAATACATAGGGGCCAATTAAATCATCTGTGACTGTGTGAGTGCCGTTAAAAGGTGATCCGACACTTGTAATCACAACCGATTGACCTTCGGTAAATTCGTGAATTGTTGCGGTGTGGAAATAAGCAACGTTATTTTCTAAAGAAACTTTGTTAATTTTGCTTTGGAAGGTAACGAGCATCGGCAAGATCAGATTCTCACTTGCATCCACAATGTCGGCAAGATAAGCGTCTGAATATAGGGAAGACGAGACGCCAAGAATAGTCCTTAGCTCTGCAGCCGTAACAATTGTTGGCATCTCGTTTCCTTTCGATCTAGAGGGTGACAGGCCAGCTCGGGAGCGGACTGGCCGTCACTTTTAGGGATTTAACTACGCGACCATCCAGCGATACGATCCGGAGCCAATTTTCGTTGCCAAGGCTCCATAGCCATAGTAAGCGACTTCGATTTGACCATTGAGGGCAACGTTTGTCTGAAGACGGAAACGTGAGGATTCATACCAAGTGTATGCATCTGGATTGATAACGATGATGGTGTTGTCGCCAACGCCTGAACCTGTTGTAAGGTTACGATCAACGCGGAAGTTCAAGCCGAGAAGATTTCCAACTGCTGAAGTGCTGGAAAGATTTCCGCCTTGGTTCATATTGCCAATGAGGTTCTGATAAATCGGACGTCCTGCATCAGCGAGGTTCTGAATCGCGCCCCATTGCTGAGGTGATGCGATGATGTTTTGAGCAAATCCGAGAGTTCCAGCGTAGATTGAAACGCCAGCATCGGAGATGAAGTCAAGAAGACCAGCAGCATCGAGAGTGCGGTTGCCGCCATCTGTTCCGCCAGCGATTAGGCCAGCGACAACTGCGACGTCGGTTGCCTTTGCGTATGCGTATTCCATTTGACGAACGAGTTCATCGAAGAACGCTGGTGAAGAACGATCAAGAAGTTCGACGGAGAAAGTTTGTCCGCCGGCATACTTCTTAACGGATACTGAAAGGAATTCGTTTGTCATTCCTGTCTCATCAATTGCAGCTGCTTCAGCTTCTTCGCCTACTGTTGGAACTGCGGTGATTTTAGGAATCTCGAAAGACATTCCTGCATCTGGAAGAACGCCGCGAGATACCGAATCAACGGCTGGGCGATCTGCATTGGAAAGTGGGTTGATGATTTCGGTCAATTGACGTTTTGGGATGAGACCAGCGTTGTTGCTTGTGGTGTCATCTGCAGCCATCACATATTGACGAGCAGCATCATCACCGAGCTTAGCGCGAACGCTATTCTCGAGATATTTCGCCTTTGTGAACTCAAGGCGAGGAGTGGTGAAGAACGCTGGGCGTGATGCCGCAACAGTTTCCACCTTGGCAGCTTCTACCGTTTCTTCGGCAGGAGCTGGAACGGTAGTGTCTGACACTTGTTCTCCTTCGGTTGGGTTGTCTGCTTCAGCGGTTGCCGGAGCAGAATCTTCTTTGGGTGTTTCATTCTCGGAAGCAGCGACTTCGCTTACTCGAGCAGAATCAATTGCAGGATCAGTAACAAGAGAAACTTCATCGAGCGTTGCTGAGGTGATCTGCATAACGCCTTTGTTATTTGTCCATTCGTTTATTTGTGCGCCGACGCTAAATCCGTCGCGCAATCCTTCGGTGGCTTCAACAAGCGCATCTTCGCCGGCCATTGTGTTAGCGATACGAAATACGGCCGTTATTCCTCGATCCGTCAATTCGTGACTGACAAGTTTTCCTATCGGTCTTGTTCTGTCGTGCTCGAGGAGCAATTTAACCGGCTTCATCTCAATTGAATCAGCAGCGAAGACAGTTGGCCCGACAGAAGTATTTCCCTGCTCGTTCCAAGTGACAATTGTGCCGCTAATGGTGCGCTTTACTGTGTCCGCAGCCGTGACAGTCATTGGCATATTGATCTTCATCGGATCAAGTCCTCTTCTTCTTGGATTTGCTCAACGCTCATCGCGCCGATGCGGTTTAGGATTTCATAAACCTGCGCACGTTCCAATGGGTTGCCGCGCAGGAAGTCGTCCAAGTCAAAACGCACTTCGGTTGTTGCTGGGACGAAATCTGGCATTGATAAACGCTTTTCAATTGCAGTCAATAATGGACGAAGTGAGAAATCAACCAAGGAGCGCCGTTCACTAATTGAATTTGAGTATGTCATCGAAGTAGTTTCGGCGCTCAGGAAGTATGCTGGAATTCCAGCTGCTCGAGCCAATTCTAATGCGACATATTGACGTGCTTCGGCAAGTTGTAATGATTTTGGATCATAACCAAATTCTTTGAGATCAACGTCAGCATTAAGGAAAGCCGTTGAGCGAGTTTGACGAGCAGTTCTCCAAGCTGAAAGAAGTGATGAAACTCTTTCAGCAGTTAAATTTGTTCCGTTTGATTTGAGAACCATTGACGGATTAGGTTCTTTTGCGTAATTAACCGCAGCGTTCTCGAGATAAACCGCAGCAGCGACAGTTTTACCTGCGCGATGTAAAAATCCTTCGTCGTAACCATCAAAGCGAATAATTGAACCAATTCCGGAATTTGGCACATCCATTCCATCGACTTTGTATGACTCAATCATTGTGTTACGGAAATTTGTATCGACAGTTACGCGATCAGGTGAAACGCGAGTCCAAGCGCGAACTTTTCCGCCGTCGGTTGCAGAATACATTTCAAGGACTTGTCCATACCCTACGCCATAAAGCCAAATATCTTCGGCGAGCCAAGTGTAGATAAGTGATCCGGGAACTCTTGGGTCGGGTTGATTGATAACGCGCAACGGATCAACGTGTTCGCCGGTAAGTTTGTTATATTGCTCGAGAGGTAATGAGCCAGTCGTTCCGCAGATGATATTTCTAGCGCGAGCAATTGAAGGAACGCTCATTGCAAGCTGACGAGTCGTATTTGTTGCTCCGCCGAGAATGTTATAGACGGAATCGCTAATTTGGACGGGAGTTAGCGCGGCGGTGACATCGCTGGACTTCGGCGGTGTCTCCGCAATTACTTGTGGAAAGAAGAAATCTCTGATAGCACCCATTGAGCCTTTATTGTAAAGGCCTTGTGTTACAAGATAACAATATCGACGCCATCATTTGCTTTTGTGGCGTAATGAGTAGCCATCGCAGAAGCGACTGCTCCACAAATAATTGCATTTGAGACTTTGCGACCCATTACCCATCCGCCATCACCGAAAGGCAACTTGACAGCGGATAGGCATTGTTTAGTCAGCTCATCTTGTCCCGAGTGAGCCAACCGCTGCGACGAAATTGCTCCCAGTAATTCATCGCAGCTTTGGGCGTAGTCGATGCCATCTATCGGCTCAGTCTTGATCCCAGCCGGTGCTAATCGCGCAGCAACGGCGGATGCAGTTCTGGCTGAATAGGCAACCAATTGCACCGGATATTTGCGAACCCAATCGGCTAAATCATTCGCCAAAGATTTATCGTCGAGGTTAGACGGATTGAACCAAGTCTGCAGCAGAATGACTTGGAACTTATCACCTTCGAGTTTTTGGCTTGCGACTAAGGCCGCTTGCTTGCGGTCCGGACTGAGATCGATAGCCAACCAAGTGTCCATCTCGGGATCAAGTCTGAGACCCTCGACTCGACAAGATTCCCATTGAGACGGATTGATGACTGGGTTGATGGTATCGACCCATTGGCATAAAACTTCTGTGCGCACAATATCTTCGGGGTCTGACAGGACGGCTCGGATATTGTCCGGATGAACTGTGTGACCGAGTGACGGATTGGCTTGGCAGACACCTAGCCAAAAGTCCGCTGAGTTATCGAATTTGATGCCGTTCGGCGCAGACCATTCGAACCAACCAATGTCGTCCGTGCCGCCGTGAATGGCAGCGTAGGCTCGTTCGCGTAATTTATTTAAGACAATCGAGTGTTGATCTCCGGCATTGGAATAAACCCATATCTGAGGATTTGGACTAGCCATCTGCGTATATCGCAAGGCAGACCATACGTCTTCGTCTTTATATTCTCTTGCCTCATCGAGGTGAATACATTCGGGCGCCGCGATTCCTCGACCAGCTGAGTTATTGGCTCGAACGATATAACGACGGCCTTCGGTGAATTGCAATTCTTGAAATCCCTTACTTTCTAGCTTCTTAGTGAATTCGGCGGCTAATCTGGGAGTCTGCTCGATAATCCCATAAATTTTGTAAAACAATTCGGCGGAAGTTGTTAGTTTGTGGGCCGTATGAACCTGTAATTTTTCTTTAAGAACGTAGATTCTGAACAAAATTTGTAGCGCCATAAAGGTTGATTTGCCTTGCTGACGTGCGCATAAAAGGGTAACGACTGGGTGCGCCCATCGACCATCCGGCTTGTATTTAAGGGAGTGATGAGCCAACCATTGTTGCCAAGGTAACAACTCGAAGCCGATTTCTTCGCAGAATCGGATCATTTGTTCGCCGTGAGAGGGTAAATCGCTGAGTTTTGTGTGAATTCGTGGGTTTGGCACACCACGGTAAGCCGATTCGTCCCTAGTGCGCGCTATCTCCCTCGATTGCTCCATTATTCTCCAGAGTCGGCCAGATAATGAACGGACGACCCATTTTCAGGGAAAATCTTCCCAAT